GTGATCAGCATCTAAAGTTTCGCCTGCTTCTAATTTAAGAATGGCATCACTAAGTGCATCAACATCTACGGCAGTACGCTGCGCCAAAATGTCCAACGAACGAACGCTTGCAGTTGTGGCTTCATAGGCAGGGAATCCAGTCACAATAGAAACCTCATGTAAGCGCACCTGATGCAGTTCACGGATTGCGCCGTCTTGACTCCATTGGTCACCCTTTGGTGGAACGCTAAAGCCAAATGACATTGACGAAACATCCCCACGCTTCATAAGAATAGATAGATCGCGCCCGGCAGAAGTGTCTGGCAATTCAGCCTGCGCTAGTAATCCGCGTGAATCCTCAGACAGTTTCAAAGTTCCAGCGCGTGTGGAACCTAGAACAACATCTGTGTTGTGGTTCATAAATAGTTTGATTTCGTTGCGCGACTTTAACGAACGCTTGAATGCACCTTCTTTGATTACCTCAGTAAACGGTAACGGTTCACTAGGGGAATTGAATACAGCTGCGTAGCCTGTGAAACTCATGCCGTCACTAGATGCTTCACCATTGCGAACATCAAACTCAACGGTATTAACGCGGCGTTCTACTGTGGTTGTCATTTGTTGCCTTTCGTCTTTGTTCAAGTTTAACGCTATCGTGCGCCATTTCTCATTTTGTAAATCGTTAGTTGATCGTTCTTCAGCGCGTATGCGTTCTACAACACCTTGCGCATAATCTAGAACTCGTTGTGCTTGTCGCTTGCTAGGGCCTGAACCCCAAAGCAAATGAGCAACTACGCCTGCACTTGGGTAGTTATCAGAATCAGGGTCTGCATCTGGTGAATCTAAATCAACTAAGTGACGGGCAATCCATGCTGCTATTGCAATCCACTTATCATCTGAAACTTGACCATCTGCCATGAGTCGTGCATCACGAATAGTTTTCTCAACTAGACCGTCACCACCCTTGCCGTCTGCGTAGTATTCTAAACCGCGCCTAGCTGCTGCTCTCATGTATGCAGGTGCATCTTGATTTATGGCGCGTTCATCTTCCATGTGGTCTGACTCGTCATGTGGTTGCCACGCATTGCAGTAGTAAGCACCATCAACAAATTCATCCCACTTTTCACACCATGCTTTATCGCCTGCTTCATTGACACGCGACTCATCATAAAATAAACAGTTGCCGCAAGCGCGACCTTCTGGAACATCATCTGCTAGTGCAGGTCTGTAATTGTCAGGCAGTTCTCGATAACCCGTCATCATAGGTTTTGGTTTTTTCATTATGTGCTTCTTGCGTTCACCACCGGGTTCCATGTCCTCAGCGAGTGAAACTGCAAGCATCTGATCTATCGCATCCTGCTTAGTTGTATGACAACCAATAACTTCCCCGTCATCTTTAACGGTTGCCCAACCTGAACAGTCAGGTGATTTATCTGTTATGAAGTATGGCATTAGTAAAGTGTCTGCCTTAACCAAGAAACAGCGTGTGAGCCGCTTGCGCTGATTGCGTATAAAGATTCACCCGGATTAAGTGTAAGTTCAATGCTATCTAATTTATGTAGTCGCAAACCGTTTGAAGTTGTAACTGAATCATCGCCCAAAAACAAATCATTTGTGTTGTCGTTGTTGTGAACATGAAGCGTTGAAGGGTTTGCTGAAGTACCATCCACTTGAACTCTGCTAGTTCCTACCGTTATCTGTCCAGAAGTTATAGCCATGTCTAAACCTCGTACACGGATGCAGGGTCTAACGGGTCAATCTGCGCAATGGCTTGTAGCTGCGTGGATGGTAATCCAGTATGCGTAATCTTTGGCAAATCTAAAGCAGAAAGAACAGCAGCAGGATCGAACCCAGAAAGAATAAGTTTCTGAGCCATAGTGACACGCTTGTCCGTTTCAACGAGTGAAGCAGCACCCAAATCCACATTAGCCAAAGGAACGCGATAAACATCACCACCATCAACAGGTCGTAAATCCTCGAACCGTCTAATGTCATTGACTGATAAAAACCCTGCTTGTGAACCAATGCTGTACCCGTTCATTCTAGTAGCGAAGTCACCACGCAATAAGCCATCTACATTGAAGCGGATGAATGCGCCTTGTGGCAATAGTGCGCTGTACGCATCCTCAATCTTTGCAACATACGGGCGCAGAGTATGCGTAACAAAGTTAATGTTGTTTTGTTCTACGGAAGCATAAGACATTGCACCCGGCGTAGTGATGCCAATCATGTGCGGTGGAACTCTAAAGATACGAGCTACTTCTTCAATGGCTAACTTGCGACTATCTAACATCTGCGCTTCATCAGGGTTCACGCCAGTACGCACAAACTTTGCGCCACCTGTTAGCAGACCAGTCTTATGCGCTTTTCTAAATCCGTTATGGCGTGAGTTAAATCCATCTACTAGCTGTTTCGCCTGATCGCTGTTTAATCCTTGTGGCGTTTCAATGATGCCTGAAGTAGTTGCGCCCTGACCAAAGAAACGGGAAGCAAAGGATTGAAGCGCACTAGATAGACCTAAGTTATCTTTTAGTTCTGTAACACGCGACATACCGCGCAGTTCACCAGCCTTGCGCATTTCAGTAATCTGAATCATGTCTTGCTTGCTTACTGGTGTTTCTTGATACTCGTCAATGATGTATTCAATTTCACGAGTTACCTTGTTACGAGTAACGCGAACGCGGTAAGGGTCAATGACAACTAGGTTAATTACTTGACCTGATGTATCACGGAACACGCGCACAAATGCGTTACCGTCTAGCAGTAACGAAATTAAAACCTGTTGGTAATGCTCAGACCGTAACAGATCAACATCTGGCCTTTGTATCCATGCAGGCTGTGGGCGATAAGGTAAGCGGTCACCATCACGCCTAATGAATGAATCAACTGGCAATGTGCTAATGGTGTCTGAGATTAAAAGAACGCAAGAATAAAATGCGTTGATTTTCATAGCCTGTATCTGGTCTATGTTTGAGCCGGCTTCAGTCGTGAATGCAAATGAATCGCCTGCGCCCCAAATAGATTGAAAGCTAATGGCGCGTTCTTCTTTGCCACTACCTGATAAATTTCCGAGCATTACTGACCCTTCTCAATCGCAATACCGATTAGCAAACAAGATGCACCAGCAGCGACAATACCTAATGGCAGGATAAACAAACCGAGTCCTATTGAGATTATTGCCAGACCTACTACTTGCAGAATAGTTGGGATCAACGCAAACTCCTAGAAACTAAAGAACTGTGGTACAACGGGTTCTTCTCTTGAAACAGTTGCCCTATCAAATCCTATGATACTAGCAACAGCCGCATCTATCTTTCGTGGTGAACCCCTATGCTCTTTCACAATGCGTGGCCCTAGCCGATCAGTCTTAACTACTGCGTTCTGTAAGTGTCTAAGCAATAGTGGATTACCGTCATGTGTCAGCTTATTTGATACCACCGCATCATAGAACTTTGCACACGCTGGAACCATGCGAGCAGGTGAAGTCGAAGGCCATTCAACTATTGGGAATCCTGCATCATCTAATACCTGCATTGTTCGTTGCCAACGGAAAGGGTCACACGCAATTTCTCTCACATTGTGCGTAGTGCAGAACTCAATGATTGTGTTTTCTACATCCAGAATATCTACGCGCCATTCATCATCATCTTCAGGCTGTTTCTCCCACGCCTTAACCATAAAGACATAGGGCTGTTCTTCGCAAGTTACGCCAATGATTACGGAAGCATCACCACTAAACGATCCATCAAAGCCCAAGACAACTGGAGTATCGGGTGAAATTTCGCGCTGAATTTCTAGCTGTTCCCACGCGCCGTTAGGTAGCCATGCGGTCTGACTACTTACCCATTGGTTGCAACGCTTAGTTCTAAACTCTGCTTCTGGTGTTCGCTTAACCATTGCTTCAAAATCTTTAGGATCATTCAAATCACCGTAGGCAGGATTAGCTTGTTTCCAAGTTAGTTCTAGATGGTGGTCTGCATCAGGTTGCGATTCCCACCACGCCATAAAGAAACTGGTATCTACTATTTCCTTTTGTGCTACGCGCTTACCGTACTGATACAGGTTGTATGCAATGGAATCCTGACCAGATGAATCAGCGCGTACGCCTGCTGTTGTCACACCTATAAGCATTGGCTCACGCCTTGCACCCATTCCAAGTTGCATAACATCAAAGAGTTCACGATTAGGGGCGGCGTGTAGTTCATCAAAGATAACCATTGTTGGCGATAAGCCTTCTTTGGTAAACGCTTCACTAGATAGAACGCGATACACAGAACCAGTTGCAGGTACTTCTACGGCATCACGATACACATTGCATAGTTCAGCTAGTTCAGGTTCTGCTTCAATCATTCTCTTAGCATCAGCAAATACAATACGCGCCTGATCCTTGTCAGCTGCACAAGAATAAACTTCGCCACCATTAGGCCCCATGATTAGTGACCAAAGACCTATGCCAGAGCCTAGTGCGCTCTTTCCGTTTTTTCTTGCCATACCAATTAGGGCTGTGCGGTGTCTAAACTTTTTATCTGGCCCTACGGCAAACAGATGGCGCATTAGTTCGTGTTGCCATTGGCGCAGTTGCATCTTGTCACCTGCATACCCGGCAACAGTTTCCTTAGTCTGAATTGCAAAGGTATCTATGAACTCTGAAACTTCCCAACCACGCGACTTATTAAGCGCAGCCTTGTTTACAGGTGTGAGCCATGTTGGCGGCCATGACTCAATTTTGGCTGGCACGAGATTTTAGTTCCTCAAGTTTAGATGCGCGTTTAACTTCAGCTACGCCTAGCCTTGAACGGTCTGTTGGTGTGAATCCTAGAAGCGACAAGTTAGCAACTAGCTGGCGGTCTAGATCGCGCAACGCTTTGCGTTCATCTGGTCTGTTGTTTTGTAAAACCTGAATACGCAAGTTGCGGCGTTCATCCAGCAGCTCGCAAGTCATTAACAGAATCTCAATGTCAGTTAATGGGCTTAGCCATGTTTGACCCATGCCCCAAATGCGATCCCAAAGTTCTTTGCCTGCACTACCTAGTGGGCGATTAGGTTCAGGGATTGAATAGGCAGAAGGTAACAGCACCAGTTCTTTCTGGTCTGGAAGTGTGCGCTTGCCGGGATTGCCAGTAAGTCTTTTCTGTTCAATCGGTTTTGGTGGTCTGCCACGCGGAGCCATTTATTCCCCTGACAAAATGTGGAGCCCTGAGGTCGGATTTACACCGCCAGTTTCATCATGGACTGATGATGTGTTAGTTATTACACTATCAGGGCGTTTTCCACGATACATGGATGCACCCTGTTTGGCAATTTCACTAAAAGGTATTTCATTTACTGTTAGGCGTTGGCGCGCATCAGGATTTAGAAAATAAACATAACGCAGCTGATGCCCAATTAGCGGTTTTGCCTGACCCGTTTCTAGTAGATGACGGCTGTAATACTTGCCATTTATTTTTGGATAGTTTGTGTTATCTAAAGTTTTTTTTGCAATGATTTGCCCATTCCAATCTAGAATTTGTTTATTTTCTTTTATGGATGTTAAAACGAAACCTGAAGCTCTATAAATTGTTCCATCACCACATTGTGTAGCATCAGCAAATGAAACTACCCATTCAACATCTGGTAAGTGTTTTTTAATAATTTTCATAGAAATTGCGATTGCTCTAGATTCACTATTTTTAGGCAAATTTGAACTGAATGCCATTCTGTTTAATTCTAAAAATCCATTCCATTTAGTCTCAGAAACTAAACCCATTACTTTGCGTTTATCCATTGACGGGCCAAACTGCATTGCCCCTTCTAATTTTCCAGAATAAAAAATACCTATATGAATTTGACTATTTGGAACTACCTTGCCTGAGTAGTGATTTTGTTTAACAACGCGATCCGCTTCTTGTCTAGTGATTGGTTTAAGTAAAATTTCTTTAGCTGACATAGTTTTGACAGATTTCAACTAAGGCATTTGCATTTGTATTTTCATTATCAGTTTTTTCAGCATTGGATGAAGCGCGCCTAATTGCAGCGTGAACTATTTGATACTGTCGCTCACTCAAACTAAATGCCCATTGTCTAAATTCTGACTGTTCAGACATTGAACCATCAAGTGCGCCTTCCCAATCTGATTCAGTTGGTGGATGTAAATTTTCAAAACCTAGTTCTTCAAGTTCCCAACCGTTCGCATCTAGTTCAAGTAACTGATCAGCTAGAACCTTGTCATCCCATTCTGCAAGTTCTGCTGTTCGATTATCAGCTAATGCAAAGGCCCGTATCTGTTCCCACGACCAGCCGACTGGAGTTCTAGCAATTACGATTTTAGTCCAGCCCAAAGACTTTGCAGCTTCAAGTGTGCCGTTGCCGGCAACCACGATTGAGTCAGGCGTTACGCAAATTGGTTTACGCTGCCCAAACTTGAGTAGTGAGTTCTGAATTGCTTGCAGGTTTCTGCCGTCATGCTTTCGTGCGTTTGCAGGATCAGGGGTCAAGCTGCTGATTGCAACCGTTTCAATTTTTAATTCAGTCATGGATTAAGTGTACGCAGAAACCGCGCAAACATTGAATTTTTGAAAACGGTGAATTTCGCGACTCTGCGTTTCTGGCTAGGTCGGGCCC